TGTTTTTTCTTTTTCAGTTTGTTTTGGGTCTTTTGCTCCTACTATTTGTCTTTTATTATAAAACTTTAATTGACCACCTTCTGTTTTTGCTATAAATTCACCTTGTCTATCATACCAACCACCGTGACCGTCACCAACAAGACCAAGACGCTTTGCTTGTTGAGCAGCAGTTGCTTCTGTTAAAAATTGAAAAAAACTTTTCATTACTTATATTTTTTCAAATATACATTTTTTTACATTATGTATATATTTATTGATTATTCTAACTTATAATATGGAGAAGAGTATGATGCTTGAGAACTTGCATACAAATAAAAATCTTGAACTATTTTATTCTTAATATCATCTGGAACTGAATTTATTATCTGAAATAATTTCATAACCAAATATTTAGAATATCTATACTTATTTGATTTGTTATTTTGAATTAAAGTCGCCACTTCTTCTACTTGTTGAGGACTAACAATACGATTAGAAACCATTAAATTAGCAATTTCCCTACAATGTTCTATCGTATTTTTTTGTGCTAATGTTGCAGATTGAAGTGAAGTTGGAAGTTGAGGTAGATTGTATCTTTTTAAAATAAAATTAATTGGACCAAGTGATATTTTTCCTTGATTGGCAGAAGTACCTTTAATTTCACCTTGCCATCCAGTTAAAGATGTTTCTCCACCAAAAGCTCTAAATTGTATTTTTTCAGAATTTTGAGTTCCCCATTTAATATATCCATCTATTGAATCTATATTACTGGTTATTCCATAAAATTTTGCTTTATTTATTGATTTGTCTGAAGAAAAATTTTTTTTAGATAAATTTGCAGTTCCATACATTTTTTTTAAAGAAACTCCAATCAATTGATTATTAATAATATAATCATACATTTTAGCGTTTAATCCTTTTAAAGATCTTTGAGTAGAAATTTCGTTTAAATTTAATCTATTTTTTATCATATAAATGTCAGCGGGACTCCACTTATTTAAATTTCCAAATGCCTTTTCATCTTTATTAATACGTGTAAAAGTAGATTCTATTAAACTAACTTCTTGGGAACCTCTATGAAATGTAAAATCACCTTTTCCCTTAAAATTCTTATATAAAGTATTTGCACCTAAAATAGAAGAATTTATCCAATCGTCGGGAAGATCATTCATTATATTTTGAATTGGATAATCTATAGATGTTGTAGCAGATGCTTTTAAAAAATTATCTTTTGTTACATCTGCTATTGTCATTTCTCTTTTTAATACATTAAAGACTAATGCTGCATATAATGCTTGAGCAGATTCAGTAAGTTTAGTAAGAGCAGCTCCTGCTCCAGAACCTCCACCAGAAGTTTTTTTATAAATTAACTTAATTATTGAAGATGATTTAGGAAGATCAATTTTAGTTACTGGAAATGATGATTCACTTTTATCAATTTCATTTTTAAAGTTAATTTTTCTTGCTTTTAATTGATTTGAAATATTATTCTGATCTTCTGCTCTTTGATTTGATATTATTCTAATTTTATCTACTTTTGGTCCAGCTTTAACAACTTTAGTTGTATATTTAGATAATATAGTGTTAATTGATAATAAAATCTCAGAATCTGTCATTTTTTAATCCTATTATTTAAAAATATTTAGACAGCAGGATTATTTTTTAAATTTAAATTCTAATAGACATATAATCAAATAAGTCTGGGTGCTGTTGCCCATATCTTCTCATCAGTTCTCCTGCTTTTGCGTTCGCTTCATTTTCGGCAGGACTTCCAATATTAGAACTAATTTGTTTACCATCCATTATTTGTTTATAATAAACATATTCGTGAGCAATAGTTCTCATAATGTCCATAGGATGACGATTAATAATACTTACATAAATGAGTTGTTTATTCATCATACCAAATGCTTTTTGTTTTTTCGCAAAATCCGCATCATCTACTAAAACAACTGGTATATCATAAGTAAGGCGAAGTTCTCTTTTGAGAAATACTACAAATCTTTTTAAGATTACTTCAAACTGAATTTTAGATATGGGTCTTCCTTTTCTCTTACCAAGTATGGACATTTTTTTAAGTATTTATTCTTCAGTTATGACGGAACCAATCTTATCATCAAGTTCTACAATCACTTTACGAATATCAGTAATACGAGGAGGAACGGAATTCTCATCATATGTGTATCCTTTTTGTGCTTCAAAAAGAACTTGACGAACTGCTGCCGCACAACGAGCATCCATTTTAATTGTTACTTGTTTTTCTTTAGTCATCGGTCATCAGCAGCACGGTTTTCAGAAAAGTATGAATCAAAAGCACCTTCAGGATAACGCTTAAGAAGTTTTTGAACATTACGGGCAACAACATCATCAAGTGTAGTATCCAGCGCCATACAAGCTTGAGCAACATACCACATAATATCACCCAATTCAGTTATCAAATGATCACGGTTATCCTCATTATATGGTTTTCCCTGAAAAATCATTTTCTTGACTATCTCCATAAACTCACCACCTTCGGCATTAATTCCAACGGCAGAAGTTAGAAGACGCTCAATATTTGCACCTTTTTCATCCAATTGAACCAAACGATCAGAGAGTGCAAGAAAGTCTTTAGATGCATCACTTGTAACTGCATCTACAAACTCAGCGTACTTATCAAAATTAACGTGTTTTTGTTCCATTAAAATTTAAATCCTTCAAACGACTTTTTGGGTTTTTTATCTTCATAATCATTATACTCGTCTTCGTTTCCGGAGTCAAGTATATCTTTTTGTGCTGACTGTTCGCAATCATATAATCTCATTTTAGCACGGTCAATACCAACAACGAATCTTTTGTTTATGGATTTATCCGTATAACGATTTTTAAGTTGTTTTATCATTATTTGACCCATACTATCTAATTCTTCTGTAGAAATTAGAGAAAGTAAAAGATCGGCAGTTGCAGCAGTTCCAAAACTTTCAGAAATATCTGTCATCTCAGGATCTGATGATGAAAATCCACCTCTCGTTGTTTGAGTGGCAGTAATAAGTGGAATATTCAATTCAACTGCAAGTCCTCTTACTTCTTCTGTAATTGATTTAACATAAGAATAGGAATTTACATTTGCGCCAATTTTAAATCTACTTGATGCACATATATTTAAGTAGTCTATAAAAAGAACATCTGGTTTAAATGATTTCTTCAAATACAATTCATTTATAAGTGCTTTGAAATGTCCAGAATGTGCAGAAGCAGTTGGATATTGCTTAATAACTAAGTTTCCTTTTGTCTTATCAAGAAGTTTTGTTACTTTTGTTTCAAATAAAGATTTAGGTAATTCTTCTAATTGATTGATAGGAACATTTAAAATATTTGCATCAATTCTTTTTGCAATCTCTTCTTCTGCCATTTCAAGAGTAATATAAAGAACATTTTTATTATTCAAAAGAAATGAAGATGCGATATGACACATAGTTAATGTCTTACCAACATTTGGTCCTGACATTAAAATATTCAAAGTTTTATTTGGTATTCCACCATTTGTAATTTTATTTAAATATTCTAAATCAAATTCTATTCTTTCTTCTTTTCTATGATAATATTCATATCGTTCTTCATAATTATTGAAATAATCGTGTCCAATGTTATTATCAAAACTAACAGAAAGAGCATCTGAAAGAATACTTGGAATCGCATCACGATTTTTTTTACCATCTTTCCCATCAGCAATATGAATGGATTCCATAAGTGCCAAGTAAATAGCACGATCACGACACCACTTTTCAGTTGAGTCTAATAACCATTGAAAATCTACAGAAGAATTATTTAATTTAATAATTAATTCTCTAATTTCTTTTATTTCACTTTCATTGATATCACTTCTATTTTCAACTTCTATTCCTAATGATTCAGTTGTAGTAAGAGTTCCATATTTTACGATGAATTTAACAATTTCTTCAAATACAATTTTTTCAGTTCTTTGACTAAAATATTCTGGTTGTATAAAAGGTATAACTTTTCTTGAATAATCTTCATTAAATATCAAATTTCTTAAAATTGTTAATTCAATTCTTTCCATTACTTATAGTGCAAATAAGATGTTAAAATATACTTTGAATTGCTCATTGGTGGTTCTCCACGATGGGGAAATAACCAAAGAGGAGGAAATACAACTAAAGTTCCCTGCTTTGGTTGTATTTCTAAATCTTTAAATACTGTTTTTCCTCCTTCTTCCACATCATTAAGATACCACATAAAAGACAAAAACCTACGAGAAGTTTCATAAGTCATTACATCTACATGAGTATCAAATCTATCTTCCCCGCCTGTATTATACTTTTTAATTCTAAATTGCTCTAATGCGTGTTCTTGTGGGAACACATCTTTACAAATATATTGATAATAGATTTGTTTATATTCAAATATTTTTTTAATAATATGATTATGAACTTGATTTACTTCTGCAGACAATTCTCTATTTTCAGTTAAATTAAATTGAGTAAAATTTGGTTTTCCATCATTATTATGGTTTTCGTGTTTTTCTTCAATTTGTTCAAATAATGAAATTAAAAAATTACAAACATCAGGTTCTAAAGAATTTTCGTAAATTTTTATAAAATCGTTTAATTCATCCATAAAAAATCCAATTAACTCCCATAACTAAATTCTTTCTTCGCAATATCATCAAGTTGTTTCATAACTTCTGGAGTAAAGTATACTTCAGGTTCTTTTAAAATTTGTTTAGCGTAAATTTTTTTACCGTCAATTTCATAACGACCTGCTACATTCTTCCAGAGTCCACCAATTTCACCAAGTTCTAAAAGACCATAATAACGATCTAATCCCCTTTCATCATAATACAAACGAACCTCAACTTCTCTATTTTCTTTACTTAAACGTGACTTGTGTGTTTTTGCCTTAATAATATTTCCAATGACTTCCGTTCCATCTTTCTCTTTCTTTTTGCTGAGATAAATGATTGTACTTGCTGCATATTTGAGTCCAGAACCTCCTCCCATTTCTTTAGTTGGAACATAAGCTCCAATGACATCATATGTGTGATTTGTGACAATAAGTGGGACATTTGCTTGACCTAATTTGAGTGTTAACATTCTAAAAGCACCTTTAGTAAGTTGTGATTTAGTCATATCACGAACTTGCTTATCATTCAGTGCATCAGTAATTTCTTTCTCTGTGGAAAGCATACCTAAAGAATCTAAAACGAAAATACAAGGTTTTCTATCTTCTAAAGGTTTTTTTAAATATAATTCTATTGCCTTAAGTGCCTTTCCACGAAATTCTTCAATAGTAACAACATTCACAACAACAAGACGAGCAGTATCAACTCCACGAGACTCTAAAAGAGATTTATTGACGGCAGCTTCAGTATCAAAGTAGAGACAATAACCATCGGGGTTATTATCAAGAAAATTCTTAACCACAGCGAGAGAGAAAAAAGTTTTTCCAGTAGAAGACTCTCCAGCAATAGCAGTAATCTTATTACCAGAAACACCGCCAAAAATACTACCTGAAACCAATGCATTAAAGATGTAAGAACCCGTATCAACATAAGTTTCAGTTTCATCTATATTTGATGCGATTTGAGCGTATTCTCCTCCAATCTCTTTTACCAAATCATTTAGAAATTCCATTTTCATCCTCATTTTTATTTGAATAATCCATTTTATAGTTCCAAAGTTTAAAATATAAAGAACTATCTCCACCTAATCTTAATGCACTTAGAATGGTATTTAATTCTTTTTCAGTAATTGGTAGTTCCATTCTTTAATTGAAAAATATATTTAGATCTACTGTTTTTTCTACTTTCCATCCAACGGTATCTAAAATAGACTTCAAAGGTTCCAAAAATGCCTTATCAAATTGAGTATCGTAATCTATGTATTTTTCAAGTTTAAGTTCCTTTGGAAAATCTTGAATAAAAGAAATTACATTTTCTTGAATTATATTCGGTTTTTTTAAGTATAAAAATTTAATCTTTTCCCCATTTTGAATAAGAGAATATCTATTTGTTAAATTATTATTTTTTATGTAAAAGTTAAATAGAAGTGCTCCACGAACATGAATTGGAGTACCTTTAGAATATATTTCTGAAGAAGAAGAATATTTTTTAATGTCAGATGCTGTTCTTGGAAATGCAATTTGCTCTGGAGATAGTTTTTTAAATTTTTCTCTGCAGTTGGAAATAAAGTCTATTATATCATCTTCAGTGCCTTTCATCAAGAGTTTTAGACCATCCTTAATCATTTGACGGCAAGAAGAAGGAGTGGAAGATTTAATTGCTTCAATTCCCATAATTTTAAGTTTAGGTTCTTCATAACGAACACCTTCACTATCCCAAACATTCATGATATAACGCTTTTTGGCAGTCCATATTGCACGATCTGCAATATTTTCTCTTTTCATATGCATCTTCTGTTCGTATGCATTCAAATAGTCTGCCAGTTCCTGATAAGAACTTTCAATATACTTTTCAAGTTCTACTTTACATACTTTATCGAGAAAATTAACAACATTTTCAGTAGTTTTTTCTTTTCCTCTATATACAGTTTCAACCAAAGAATTCATATTAAGATATACACTATCTGTATCAATTGCGATACAATAATCAATATTATCAGTCTTTAAAACTCTATTTAAATAAGAATTTAATTTCTTTTCAATCCAACGAATAGCAACTTGCCCGGAAAGAGTAATTGCCTCTGCATTTTCTAATTTGTAATACCTAAAGTGTGAATTTCCAATAGAACCATAGCATGAATTTAGACTAATTTTAAGTGCCATTTGAATATTATTATATCTGGATATTTCCTTCTCCAATTCTTTTGACGGAGTTTTTTCATATTCTTTTTTGGCACTTATCATTTTTTTCTTATACATGTTTCTTTTATTAAACATGTTTTCCATCAACTCAGGAATAAATCCACGAATATCTTTACGATACATTGAACCATTTGGACAAATACAATAATTTTTGTAAAGTTCAAAAGTAAGTTCTTCGTTTAAAATTTTTTCAACAGTCACATCTGGATGTTTTTCATCAACAAGTGTTTCTGGTGAAATATTAAATTCCATTAGAAGATGTGGATATAGAGATGTTAAATCCAAAGAAACTACCCAATCATAAACACCGGGAACTGGTTCTTTAACATAAGCACCAGCATACTTATCATTTTTTTCAGATTTTTCTTTTGGTGGGATCACTATATTTCTTTTCTTAAGATAATTATAGATTATTGTATCCCACATCCTAACTTGATAAAAAACATCTTCATAATTAACCTTAGCATCATATGCCATTGTAACTGCAAGTTCAATTAATTTCATTTTATCTTCCAACTGGTCAACAAGTTCTACGTCTTTTATGTTGTAAGATACAAATTTATTCCAATCTTTAGTATAAAAATCTTTAAAAGTATCAAATTCAGAGTGATCTAACTTTTTTCTTCCAAGTTCAACCTCGGCAATATAATCAAGACGATAAGATTCTTGAGCTTTATAAGTGAATTTCTTATAAAGATCTAGATAGTCCAACTGAGAAATTCCTTTTATATCATAAGAAATATGTTTACGACCATTAATATAAATTTCTTTCTCGGTTATTAAACCCCACGGAGAAAGTTGCTTAACTAATTTTTCTCCAAGAACACGATAAATACGCCGAGCAATATATGGAATATCATATAACTGACAATTCCATCCACTAATAACTTCTGGAGTATTTTCTTCAGTTGACCACCAATGAATAAAATTATTTAATAAATCTCTTTCACTCTTAAATGCATTATAAATTACATTTTTTTGTTTTGTTTGATATTCACCCAACCCCCAAGTAATAATTTGTTTTGTTGAGTAATTTTGAATGGTAATTAAAAGAATTTGCTCAGAAGCAGATTCTACATCAGGAAACCCATTTTCTGATGCAACCTCAATATCAATTGTAATTAGTTTAATTTTATTAATATCAAATTTTATTTCATCTTCAGGATACTTTTCTGAAATATATTGATATAAAAATCTTTCGTTTCCATAAATTTTAAAATTATCTACCCCATCATATTTTTGAATAAACTCCCTACAATCACGAACATATCCAGGTTTAATTGGTTCAACATATTCTCCGGTTAGAGTTTTATATTTTGTTTTTTTATTGGATGGGACAAAAAAAGTTGGAGAAAACTTTTCTCGTGCTATAAAATGTTTTCCATTTTCATATCCACGAATTAAAAAGTCATTTCCAACTACTTGAACATTAGTATAAAAGTGCTGAGGCATTATAAAGTCATTTCAAGGTATTTTTTAAGAATTTCTGATTTTGGATCAACAATTGTAAGAATGCTATCAGAGTGCATCATTAATTCATTTTGTTCTGAAAAATCTATCCACCATTCAAGAAAATATTCTCCACTAATAGATTTCTTAAGAACATATGGATTTATAAGTTTGCAATCCGGTTCTCCAAGTTCAGAAACAACTTCTACTATTTCTGAAATAATAATACTATTATTCTTCAGTAAAAGACACTTGATCGTGTTTTCCATTTATTTTTTCCTCATATAATTCTTTTATGGTTTCAATAGGTTCAACTAAAGTAACAACCCAATCTAATGGAACTAAAATATTTTTGTCACTTGTAAGTATAATCCATGGTGTTAGAGAAACCTCTATTTTAGCATCAGCATCAGGTTTCTTAGTTTCTGATATAAAAACAGTTCTTTCTGTAATAACTTTATGTGGATTTTCAAATATATATCCACAAGTTTTTTCATCAGAAACTAATTCTTTTGCATCAGAAATTATCGTTTCTCCAGATTTTAATAGTGCAATTTTAATTGACATGTTATTTATTACCCTCTTTTAATCATATCATAAAAAAAGAGAGGTGTCAATAATTCCTCTCTTTTTTATTATTTTATGTCAAATATTAATTATTTTACAAGTAATTTTTTCGTGCATGATGTTCTGGTACAATTTTGCCAAGTTTAACAATTAACAATCCATTATCAAATGTAACTTCTCTAACTTCTGTATCATCAGACAGAGACCATGTTCTTGTAAATGATCTTTGTGCTAATCCCTTGTAAACATAGTTGGAATCAGATTCTTTATCTTCTTTTTGACCTTCAACAAAAAGTTTTCCATATTCTGTGTATACATGTACTTCCTCCTTTTTAAATCCGGCAAGTGCAATCTCTAATCGTGATTCAACATTATTAATTTGTACAAGATTATATGGGGGATAGTTCGAACTTGTTTCATGAAGATTAAATAGACGATCAAAATATTCGTCCATTCCAATACTATTGCGAGTGATCTTATCCATAATTGTAGAAAGATCTGACGCAGAATATCTCATGAGGTTAGTCATTTTAGTAACTCCTTTTTAAGCGAGGTTTGATTGTGTGGATCCTTTCGGCATCCGTATATAATTATAATACTTTCATAAAAAAAAGGGAGTGTTGAACTCCCCACTTTTTATTCGGTTTACTCTTCCTCGTCTGTTCTTTTCTTTTTAGAACCAATATTATACTTGGTCTCTAAAATCCATTCACCCTTATCTTTATAAGAAATAACCTTGATTTGATTTAAAGGTGCAATATCTTGAACTTGACTTGGATTTACAATTGTGACTAAACCCCAATCGGCAATTAATTGTGCAATTCTGTTACGACGTTGAATATCATTAACAGTTAGATTGGCGTGTTTACCATCCAAAGCAAAAAGTTCTTTGAAGTGAGTAATAAAGTAATGCCCTTGTTTATGTAAAATATGACAGCTTTGATAAAGTTTCTTTTCTTTTCTTGAAGCAACACCAATTCTAGTGAGAGTTTCTCTAACTTTAAGAAAGTCGTCCGGTTCATTCAACAGGACTTCAATCATCATATTGGGAGTCCAGTTTACTTGAGGTTCAATTGTCCTGTTAATCATTTTTTTCCACCAGTATCAAGTCTTTTTTTAATAAAATCGAGTTGTAATTTATTTAGATTTTTCAAAGCTTGAAGTGCTTTCTCATCATTATAACAATAATACTGCTTAACACATTCCAAATCTTTGATTTTATCTTTTCGGATCCAAGGAGAAAATCTCTTCTTTTTCCTTAGACTATTTATAAAAAAGTCATATTGCATCTTCTTTGGAAGAAAATGATACTGATTCATTTCATTAACAAACATAATACAATCAATGTGACCAGAAAGGCAGCGATTGATAATGTAGGGTGCATATTCCTTCTCAAGTGAAGGGTCTTCGTCAATCATATGTTGCTTTGTATGATTAATCGAGTTTAACCAGTCTTTCAATTCCATAATTAAAAAGCAAAAGTTCTTTACGTTGTTTTTGTTCTCGCATATATTCACCAACAGAACGCATCGTATAAGTCAGATCAAATTCAGCAGCGTTCCAGTTTTTAAACCTATCTTTAACAAGTTGATCAGAATTATAACTAATCAACTGATCCATATTGTTAGTATCGCAATCAGCAGCAAACTTATCATGATTAAATCCCTTATGCATGGAACCTTTCTTACCATAAAGATTATCTTTAATATCATAAGGAGGATCAAGATACATAAAAGCACCTTTGTTCCCATCCATAAGATAATCGTAAGAGTAATTAGTTATACGCCAATTTGCAATTAGTTTAGAATACTCGGGCAATTTCTCAATTCCACGCATTGAGAAGTTTGAGTTAGATGCCTGTGGAGAAAACGAAGAACTTTCGGTAAGACCACTAAACGAGCACTTATTGACAATATAAAACCTTACGGCACGTTCAAAACTCTCAGTATTTGGGGTATTCAGGATAGTCTTTGAAATATTAAACAGTTCTCTTGCAGTCTCTGGGTCTGGAGCACTACTCTTAAATTGAGAAAGATGCTCTTTGAGTTCAACTCCAAACATCTGGAGTTGCTGCCAGAAATTTACCAGAGGTTCATACAAATCATTTACCCAAATATTTAATCCAGGATACTTTTTAGTGATATGAATCGCAACACTTCCGCCACCAAGAAATGGTTCACGGAACTCATCATAGTTGCGAAGGTCTGGAAAGTAAGGATCCATTTT